ACATCGCCATCTCGTCGTAACCCAGAATGCCTTCGCCCATCAGGCCCGACTTGAACTGACGGCTGATGGTCGACACCGGGTTGAACAAGCCCTTCATGCCCTCGACCAGACCGGCGTTGGCAGCCGGGTTGACGGTGGCATAGCGCGGGCTCATCGGCGCGGCGGCCTCGTTCAGCTTCTGCTGACCTTGGAGCAGCACCAGGCTGGTCGACGGAACGGTGCCAGGCGTGCCAACCGAGGCAAAGATGCCTTGGTAAGCGTTCGCCACATCGGCGTCGATGCTGGAGGCCAGCTGACTAACCCGAGGCTTCAACACACGCTCGGCGAAGTCGTCAAGCTGCATCGTCAGTTCGGCAGTCGTGAAGTTGATGCCGATATGCTTCTGGCTGGAGACGGTGAGCGTGGTGAACTGCTCATTGTCGTCCTGCACTTGCAGCGCGGCGCCATCGGTTACCAGCGCGCGGTCCGGCAGACGGATACGAAGGGTCGTACCGATCTTGGCGCCTTCCTGCGCGAACGAGTTGTCGTACTGACGGTTTACGTTACGGGTGATCACAAGGTTGTTCTCGAGGATTTCGAGAGCCTTCCTCGTGATCATGTCAATCGTAAGAATGCTATTTGCCATGATGGCTCCTTAAACTTGCTGTTGGGCTTGCCACTTGCGGATCTGCCGTTGGCGCTCCGCTTCGATCCACGCAGTAGCATCCATCGCTTTGACCGAGCGAGGGTCCGTGGTGTCGTAAGCGGGCGTTCCGGCCGTTCGCGCTGTGACAGGCGTGATGGGCGCCGGGGCGCTCGATTGCTTTCTGACCGGCATTGGACTGCTGGCGAGTTTCGCCTCAATCTTGCCGATCTCCTTGGCCTGCAAGATCGGGCTCAAGCGGGAGATGCGATCAGCTTCCTTTGGATGACTGCCTAAATAATAGGCAAGGTCAGGACCAACGTCAGAAGCCTGAATCGTTTGCGCCATCACGGTGGTGATTCGCAGGTTCGGGTTGTAGGCGACCGTTTCAAAGTCGTCGTACTTGTCCCGCGCTTGCTCTTCCCGTTCCGCATACGTCTCCAGCAGCTCGGCCTGTTGGCGCTCCATGTCCCTTTGCTGGAGAAGCTGTTGAGCCTTCTGTTCGGCCAGCGCTTGCGCGTAGGCTTCAACCGACTCAAACTGTTCTGCCGGCGGCAGTTCCTTGGGCGTCTCGGACGTTTGCTGCTGGGGGCGCTGTTGGCGCTCCCACTTGCGCTGCTCTCGCGCAAGCCGTTTGGCAACGATGGCGTCAAGCTCTTCTTGAGTGAAGGTCTTGGTCGCTTCCGGCGTTTGTGGTGTTGCTTCAGCGGGTTCAGGTGCCGTAACCTGGAGCTCTGCTGGCGCGGGGGTCTGTTCGACCTGTACCGCTACTTCTTGGTCTGACATGGTTGATTCCGAAGAATCCCTGGTGTAGCGCACCAGTACGCACTGAGGTTAATCGTTTTGCGTGGTGGGTGTCAAGCCCAAACCCTTACCGGAGTTGCCGGCGTCATTTGATACTGCACCAGACTGACAGGGGTCGCTTGGTCTGCTTTCAGCCTGACGTTAACGTGCCAACCGTCGAGCGCCGCCATCTCAGGTTGCTCGCCCATGTCAGTCGTGATCGTCTTGCCGGTCGGCTTGTAGATCAGGCCCACAGTGTCGATGCTGGCATTGACCGGAGCATACCCGGCAGGGATCAGCACGTTACCGTCGGCGTCGAGAAGCGCCATTGTCTCTGTCAGTAGCCCAGCAGCAAGCAATGCAGCGTTGGCAGCGTCAGCGTCGGTGAAGCGTAGGAACAGGTCGTTCCAGCTTGGGACGGGAGGGGAGAGGGGGAGGTTGTCAAGCATGGTGTTAGCTCGTTAGGGCTTGGAGTTCGGCGTTGGTTAGACGGCGCGGGTAGTAGGCAATGCGTCGGATGTATCCGTTTTTAAATTCACTATTGCCATTTCTGTTGCCAATATTAAGCGTCAATATGCCAGTAGGCATGGTGCAGGTTGTATCGACAACAGCAGTCCCTCCGTTTGATGACGCAGCGGAATTATTTAATTGATATGCGAACGTTGTTTTGGAGGTAGCGTTAGCTGATGCTGTGCCATCAACAATATCAACTTGCCTCACAGAACCAGCCCACACTTGGTTAATAATTGCGGTTGTATAGTTGCGTATTGATATAGCATTTGCCACATACGATGCGTCTTGTAACACAGCAACATATTGATCGGCAGCCACTGGATACGGATTGTTGTACTCCGCAAACAACGTCCCCTCCGTCGCATTGAACCACGGCGACAACGTATTCACACTCGCAACATCAGCCGAGCGAGTGACGGTGGATGCGATGGTGGGGATGTAGCTGGTGGCGAAGGATCCGGCTTCGAGTTGAGCGCCCCAGAGGTAGCAATTAGTTGTTAGAGTAGTTGAAGGCGCTCTTGCAGAATTGAGAGATGTAACAAACCCAATCGTGGGTTGATTAGAGTTGCTATCCGTAACGCTCAAAGAACATCGATACCAACCATTCCCGACAGAAACAATCGAAACAGAAGATGTCGTTCCACCAGCATACGCAAGACCATCTTGCAAATCAAAATTAGCCCAATATGCAGTGGTTGCAGTAGAAAGAAATTGGATATACCTCTGAGTTCCTTGTTTTGCGTAAACTGAGGTAGTAAAAACACCAGAAGCGATGTTGTTGCTATATAGAAAACCAAAACTAGATGAGGTGTTTGCAGTAACAAGATCTGCCGTTACTGTTCCGTTTGGCGCAGCCGCTGCATTAGCGGTTACCGTTGTTCCGCTTTTAACCCAAGCAGCATTATCAAACTGCTCGCTGTACGTCAGCAGATTCGTCCTCTGCTCCTCCACCAGCAACCCCCTCGCAGCCAGCGTCACCGGGTCAAAGTCGAACCTCGGGCCGTACACTGCTGCGCTCGTGGTGGGCGTGTAGTCGAGAGCGTAGGGGCCGACAGCGAGTTGAGCGCCCCAGATGTAGATATTCAAGTTTGAAACAGTATCTGGGCGGATTGCAAAACCAGGATTAGTGCTTGCTGTAAAAGTAACCGATACTCTTTGCCATGTACTTGTTACTGCAACGGTTGTGTTTGTGACCAAAACACCGTTAGCAGTTTGTCTGACTGTGATATTTTGGTTTGCACCAGCAGTTCGCACCCAAAAACTTGTAGTGTATGTTTGCGAGCTTGCAACTGTTACCTGTTGAAATACTTGGTTTGTCGAACTGTCAGCACTAGCTGAAGAAACCACCAGATCAGCAGTTACCGTCCCATCTGGGGCAGCTGCTGCATTCGCAGTTACGGTTACATTCGCACCTTTCGTCCACGCAGCATTATCAAACTCCTGCGAGTACAACAGCAGATTATGCGGCGCATACTCCACCAGTCCCGTAGGCCCGACCCTGGTGGCGTTGCTCGACCGGCTGAAGGTGATGATGTCCGAGAATGCTTTTTGAATGAGTGCCATGATTACCCCGCTACCAGATAAAGACCGTACCCGTAAGCAGGGTCTGCCGCAGGTTCAATTTGATACGCAGGTTGAATAAAGTTTAAGATCAATGACGAATCTTCGTAGTTACCTAGCGGTTTTGTTGCGCCAATTGTAAAATCAAAATACAGCGTCGGGCCTAGCTGCAAAGCAATTGGCGTTGAATTAACACCGCCACCTGACAAACCAAACGCCACACCTCGGCCCACCTCATAAGAAGGTGGGGGCGGTAGTGCAATTCGCTGATCAAACAGCGTATTAATTTGTTGGCGAATCATCGGTAGTAGCTAATGTTAAGTGTGGCGCTAGCCAAAATTTCAATGAACCGCAAATTTTGCAAGTTGCCATCGTAGTTCAAAGTAGAGTTGACAGGCAGCAGCATACCAACACCAGTTGTAGGTGCGGTGCCGTCATCTCTCCAACGAACGGATTGATTTTCTGAAATAATTAACGCCATTGTAGCGCCAGAAGGAACAGTAAGACCTGTAGCTGCCGACAAACTAGTAATCTGTTGGTAACCAAGGCAATCAGTGGTTGATTTTAGCCCCATGATGACATCCTTACGCGAGGAATTTGAGTTTGTAGAGCGTGGAATAGTACAACGCCAGAATCTCATCGATGATGTTCTGAAGCGGCGTACAGTCCTTGTCAACGACCTTATACCGCATCTCTTCGATGTCCTTGACCTGCCCTTCCAAAAAATCCACGATGTTGCCGGTTCGTTTGGCTGATTGCAGCGCAATGGCGCCGATTAGACCGTACTTGCCTTGGTAAGATTCTGCGAACTTGTCCGCGAGGTCGATGATGCCGTCGTAAAACTCATTCAACGCAACGTGCTTGGCGTATGACCGCGTCGCCAGATGCGTCGAATGCGCGACATCGCGAGCAAGGAACAGTTGGCCGATAAACACTTCGCACGTCATTGCGGCATCCCCATGTCAAGCGGCAGTTGCTCCATCGGAGGCTGCATTTCAGGCATCTGCGGCATTGGAACCGACTGCTCCATGACGTCACGCAGCGTAATCACCACGATCTCCTGCACCTGCTCGGGCGTCATGCCCGCTTGGACAGCTTGAATCCGCTTGGTTTCGGCATTGTACTCTTCAATCCGCAGTTTCTGCGCTTCCATCGACTCGCTGACAGTCTTCAGCATCCCGTGCAGTTGGTCAAGCTCTTGACCCATCGCTTGGATCTGCTGGTTGGCCATCTGCAATGCCGGATCGTCTTCGTCTTGCAAGAGTTTCGGGTCGATCGTCTTCTTGAGCCGCTCAGCCAGCTCCTGTGCGCCTGGCCAGTCCATGTTCTTGACGAACAGGTCGCCAGCGACCGCCCAGAGCTGCGGGTTGCCTTGCAGGATCTGCCCCATCGCGTCCATCGCTTCCTGACGCTTGGTCAGGTAGCTTGGGCCGGTCGTGACCTTGACGTCGTACTTGCCGACTGAGGGGTTGTAGATCTTGTCGATAACGATGCCCTGCTCGTTCACCACCCGCCGCACTGCTTCCGGCTGCGTCGGGTCGATCTTGACCATGTTGGACTCGCCGTCCAGACCAATGATCCGCGCGATGCGCTGGGTATCGTAGATTTTCGGCA